CTACCAAAAATAATAAGTATTTCAAAGATCTAGATCCACAAGTTCGCAACTACATTGAGAACATTTCTCTGAATACTCTTATAGTTTTGCAATCTGATCGTAGGGGTCTTGCTGAACTGTTCAGTAATATCAATGAGGGTCTTGCCCTTAACCATCAAGAGAAACGCAACGCTATTCCTTGTCGTTTCGGTTCTCTTGTTAGAAATCTTGTTCAAAGTCACTTGAATGGATTTTCTATATTGTATAATTCCAAGAGTATGAATCGTCGTTATCCCGATGAATTAGTTGTGACAATCTCTACCATCGTTGCTCATGGGATAAAGAATCTGAATAAGAATGTTCTGGATGCTGCTTATGGTGATTCTACAGTTGAGGTTATTTCTTTCAATAAAACTGCAACTATTGTAGACCAACTTTCTAAGATTATTGTCAACTATGGTGCTGCTGGATTTGATGCTGGTGGTAAGAGAAACTCCAACCTGATTGACTTTGCAATGTTGTTGAACTATCTTAACAATAATTCGATTGTCATCGAAGATTACGAAGCTTTCTACAACTGGTTCACAGCAAGTCAGGCACAAAGAATTGATGATAATGAGATTCTTTACAGAGGCAAAAAGGGTAATAATCTTCGTACTTATGCTGGTCTTCTCCGTTCCTCTTCCTCCAATTTCCTTCAAATCCGACTCAGTAAGTTGGTTGATTCCATCTCTTCCGCTCCAGACAATGTTCTGACTCTCCGTGACAAAGATCGCAAGTATGATCCTAAGATTAGATTCTCTCTTTGGAAATCTCAAGATGGACGTTGTGCATTGACTGATGAGCCTATTGATGCACGTCACATCTACGATGGATCTGTGACTCACATCGACCATAAAGATCCTTGGTCGAAAGGTGGACCAACTACAGTTGAAAATGCACAACTGGTATTTGCAAATGCAAATCTCCGTAAAGGTGCTCAACTTGTAGAAGTTCCCTCTCTTTGAGAACTTATCTAATCTATAAGGACTCCTGATCAATGCCCCCTTGCCCCGCAACGGGTGAGGGGGTATCCTAGCTATGTTGAAACACGATCTGATGAATCTCCGACCACACCAAGAACGCGCAGTTGAGTTAATGCAACTGCACAAGAAAGGTCAGATTATTGTTCCCACTGGTGGCGGGAAGACCCTAAAAATGATCAAAGATGCAATGATTCAATTCCAAGATCAGAAATGATGCAAATGCAATCACAAACTGGAAAGACTATTGTAGTTTGCTGTCCGCGCATCCTCCTGGCAGAACAACTCTGTTCTGAGTTTCTGGAGTTTATCACCAATGCACATGTAATGCATGTTCATAGTGGTGAAACTCATCACTTTTCTACTACCAAACCCCAAGAGATTTCTAACTGGTGGTTGAACACTCGTGGTCACAAGTTGATCTTCACCACCTACAATTCTCTGGAACGACTGCAGCAATCTCGTATCAAAGTTGATACCATTTACTTTGACGAAGCCCACAACTCTGTCAGACGCAACTTCTTCCCTGCAACTGAATACTTCAGTCAAGAAGCTGATCGTTGTTACTTCTTCACTGCGACTCCCAAACATTCACTCGCAGTCGGTAAGCCTGGGATGAATGATGTAGAAGTTTATGGTCAGGTCATTTGTAATGTTCCTGCACCTGAACTTGTGCAAGGTGGTTACATCCTCCCTCCGAAAGTTCTTGCGAAACAACTTCCGATGGTTGGTAAGGGTAAGATTCCTGCAGATCGGGATTGTGAGAATCTAATGGAGACTCTGGACGAATGTGGTAAGGACAAAGTGTTGATCTGTGCGAAAGCTACCAAACAGATTGTTGCACTGATGTCTGAGACTGATTTCATTCAACAACTCCAAGATCGTGGGTTCTCTTATCTCTACATCACTGCAAAGACTGGTGCAATCATCAATGGTCAAAAGGTGAATCGTGAGGTATTCTTTGAGACCCTAAGTGCATGGGGTAAAGATGACTCTAAGAAGTTCGTTGTGCTACATCACTCTATCCTCTCTGAGGGTATCAATGTGAGTGGTCTTGAAGGTGTCATCTTCATGCGAAACATGGACTACATCGGTATCTCTCAAACCATCGGCCGTGTGATTCGGATGCACCAAAACGATGCAGCTCGCATCCGTAGTGGTGAACTGATTCCTGGTGATGTGAACAACTATACCAAATCTTTCGGTCTGGTTGTTGTCCCCGTCTTCAACAAAGTTGGGATCTCTACTCATCAGAAGATCCAAGCTGTTGTGGACACTATCTTCCAACAAGGTCAACCTGCAATCTCTGTCGTAAAGAAATGACTGAATCAATCATTAACATGGAGGGTGCGATTGTTAGGATGTCGGACATCAAACCTTCATCCGCAAAAAAGATAGAAACCTACGCACAACGTTGTTATAAGGATTTTATGAATCCTGAACTTCACAAATGGTGGGAAGGTGATCGTGATGATAAGGATGTTGTTCGTTCGATTAGTCGTCCGTTCTATGATTTGGTCCACGCATGTTCAATCCCAACAGGATTGATTACTGAGAAAGCTTTTAAGAAGAAAGTAACTACATCAGGTTTTGTTCTCACGAAAGATCACCCATTCCGTCCACAATTTGTGAACCACTATATGTGGGATAATCCTGAAAAGTTCTATGACTTTTCAGTATTCCGTGAGTGGTTTATCATGTGTTGTTCAACCATATTTGTACTCAGTAAAGAAAACAATCAGTTATCTTTTGGTGGTACAAAAAATGATGGAGAATGTTATTCTATCATGAGTTCCACAGATCAACAGTATGTTAGAGCAAACCTAAATCTTTATTTCTATTCTGATGATCATCAATGGAAGAACAAAACATTAACACTTGCATCCAATGTCATTGACGCACCTATTGAACTACTAGAATACGAGAAGAGGTATCTCATCGCATGATGTTCCCTAACACAAGTATCCTGGACCCAGACAATGGCCCCACAGGATTCACCACACCAGACTTCCAGTTTGCTGCTGTGCCTTATGGCAATCAGTATATCATTATTGCGGATGGTCAACAGCTTGAAGTAGTGGATACCCGACAACTTGCAGAGATTCGTTTAGAACAATTAAAAAACTCGCATCGGGTTCGCAAGAAGGGTACTACGACCCCTGTGCAGCCAAAATCAAAGAAAAAGGCGAAAACCGCACCTGGCCAACAGGGATCTCGTGTTCCCGAACGGGAAGAAACCAAGGTAGCCCCTACGAAACAGAATAAAAAGACCCCGAGTGGGAACACTAGGACAAAGCCTAAGCCGTCCACCAAACCCACAAATCCCCTCCTTGATGCACTAAGTTAGCCATGTTGGTAAAGACTATGACTACGAAAACAAAACGGGTTTCCGTTGTACCACTGTCCAGTAAAGCTAAGAACCGATTCCATAACATTATGGAACAGTTCCACATGTGTACTGTGGAACAGGAAAAACTGATTGATGGTGTACCTCACTTCTTTCTAGTTTCTATGAACAGAATGTACTGTTTCTGGGTTCCTGTCAAGGGTAACGAACACTGGAAGATTGAGAAGTAATGGTAGAACTTTTTCACAAAGCTCCAGATGGTTATCATTATGAACAACAAAAGGATTTCAAGAGGAACACTACTGCTATTTGGTTGCATCACCATAAGCGGTATGACTATAATCTTGGGAAACCAGTTAAAACCATCTGGGGATTTTACAACACCAAAACCAGACAATTCCACGCCCCAGTTAATAGTCAAACAGTGGGTAGTGTAGTTGACATTGAACGCACTACACCCTATACTGCTATGCCCATCAAACAAACTCCACTTGAGGCTGCATTTTCGTAATGAAAACACAACAGGAACTTATCAAGTATCTTGAAAACTATCACGAGTCTAGGTGTTCTGACCTTGCAGAAGCTGGTAGACAAAAAGATGCAGAATCCATCTATTTTGAGATTGTAGTAAAGGGTGAAGAACCCAAAGATTATCTGTTCGTTTCACTCCACCGCGCACGATGAAGTATCAAATTAACTGGAACTCTCCTCTCCAAGGTGCTCAATCTACAACGATTGATGCGATCAATACCTTTGCAGCTAGAGAACAATTTGACTCTCTGTATGGGAATGTCAAAGGTATCAATGTTATCTCTATCTCGCCAGTTTTTGAGCGAGAAAAACATGAAGAACCAGAACAATCTTATGATTATGAAAGGTCTAGTGGTGGAGATGATGATGATCCGAGTGTCATGATTGCAACTGTAGCTATCTTTGGTGGGGCCATTCTAGGTCTCTATGGATTGTTCACACTTCCCTCTGGCATTGGTGCTCTAATTCTTGGTGGAGCTCTGGGTTGGCTTGGTTGGAAGCTTGGTTGTTGGTTGAGTGATCGGGGCTGGTGATGGATTATCTTACTCCTACTCACATTCAGATTCTTGAAGTTCTCAATCAATCTGGAACCATTATTCATGTCAATGAACATCGGATTTGTGATACCAGACAATATGATGGCTATGTCATTACATCTAAAGATCCCTCAAATCAAACAGGAAGGACAGAACTTATCCTGTGCGAAAATGTAGTCAAACGAAACTATTCTGATTGGATGGGTGAAATGAATCGCACTCTAGCTCATGAGGCAGTTCATGTAGCACAACAGTGCAAAAGAGGAGATGGGTATCTATCACCACTTGGATTCAAAAATGACATTGAAAAGGAGGCTTTTGCCATTCAAGATCAACCCAGAGAAGTTCTTCGTATCCTCAAAAAGTATTGTCTTTGACTTGACAAATCTCACTTAAACATTTACACTAAATAAGTAACTTACAAACAACAATGAAAAATCTGTATCTCGTTAATTATTGGGTTCCGTTTCCTTCTTCTGAATATGGTGGAACCGTCAGTGTTATCGCTGAAAATGACAACGAGTGTCATGACCTTTTGTTAGAGTGGCGTGATGATTATTTGAGTTCTCATGACTCTAAGATCATGGAGAATGTTCATCAAGCTTTGACTTACTCTCTTGCAGAAAATCTTCAATCAGGTGTTGTTGACTCATTTACTACCTAAAATGCTTACTAGTCTCTTCGCAGTATTATTTGCTGTTCTACAATTTGTCCAAGTACCTCAGTGGGATAATGATTGGAAAAAATGTTCTGTTTCCGTTCCTGATACTGCTTGTCATTGGTATGTGGTCAATCCCGATAACACTTTTGGCAAAGGTTTTAGTTGGATTACTGCCCCCGTCTACGACGTTGCAGCAGTCTACGACATTGGAAAGACTCATGACCTCACCGTCGAAAAGGGATACCAAACGACTGTTGAACTGATGAATGCCGAGTCTGGATTGAAGTATGGAGACGATTACTAATGAACTTTAGTGGACATGAGTGTAGTATGCTTCATAAAGCTTTGAAATATTACCAGATTGATAAAACGATTGCTGATAGTAAAGAATACTGGAATTGTGACTTTCTTCTGAGAAAATTGCAACCATATGTTGAGATCAATGGATTAGAACCTGGATTCAATCCTAATACATAAGTTAGAGTTTATTTGGATAAATGATTGACCAAAACTTTAGAGATGCTGAACAATTACAACGCCTACACAAACAAAAGATGGATGCAATGAAAGTGTTAATGAGTGAAATTATTGACAATCCTTCTGGAGTTAAAGTGGATGAGCTAAAGAAGGTTATTGATTACTTGGATAAACCTGCAACAGATAGTGTGACAGATCAATAAGTGTCACAAGGGGCCTTCACAGGGCCTCTTTTTCGTGTATTATGGCCACATGAAGAATACTCACCTGGAACACCCCGAAGATTCTGTACTTCTCGGTAAGGAAGTTGTGCAGAATACTATCAACTATCTTCGCAATGCTAAGGGTTATTGCAGTGTGAAATACGATGGTGCTCCCGCTATTGTATTCGGCACATGTCCTGAGACTGGTAAGAAGTTTGTGGGTACAAAAAGTGTATTCAACAAAGTCAAAGTGAAGGTTAATTATACTCATGCTGACATTGAGAAGAATCATAGCAACAACGAAAAAGTTGCTGCAATCTTACATACCTGTCTTGAGACATTGCCGTGGGTGGAAGGGATTCATCAGTGTGATTTTATTGGTTATGGTGGTAAAAACACTTTTACGCCCAATACTATCACTTATGACTTTGTTTCCGAAGATGTTCTTCGTGCTTCTATTGTTGTTGTGCATCATACATCTTATTCTGGCACATCGTTCAAGGAAGTTGAAGCAAACTTTGTTGACTCTTC